GAAGCTTGAATGAGCTCATAACCTGAACCTTGCGGTATGCTTAAATTTTTAGCTAAATGATAATCATTACCACCACTGGTAATATAAACATCAACTTGTATTGTGGCTGCTAAAACGTTTGTAACTCTGATACCAATTAAGGCATCATCAGAGTTTGATGTTAATAAAGAGACAGCACTTGTCCCTACATTTCTTGCAAATAATCTTTCAAAATCTTGTGCCATACTATCTCCTTATATCAAAGCGCTATCGACATTGCAATTACAAAGCCAGTAGAAGCACCTGCTGTGGGTTTATTTACAAACGTCACTGCTCCAGAACCGTCTGTTTCTAAAATTTGGTTTGCAGAACCGTCTGATGTTGGTAGTGTGTAGGCTCCATTAACATTTACAGTGCCTGTAGTTTGAATACCTGTATTAGTTGTAACAAGTTTACCATTACCACTGTAAGACAAAGCTACGGCACCTCCATTACTAAAAGATGCTAAACTTGAACCAGATCTACCTGTCAATATTATTGAATCAGATTTAATTTTTAAACTATGACTTACATTTGGCGTTTGAATTACGTTGTCCGTGCCTCCACCAGATGTGTCGTGAAAAATTTCTAAATCTGTACCTGCTCCAAATTTAATTTTTTTATCATCTGCTAAAGTAGCGTCGCCTCTTAAATTAACATCACCGTTAAAATCATTACCTATTGTTACAGCATGGTTACCCATGTATCCATGAGAAGAACATTGATAATATAAAATATTAGGTGTATTCGCATCTACAGCAATTTGTGTATATGCTCCAGAACTACCAGGTGTACCATTTGTTGTTACACCAGTTGTGTATGCATTATTCTTAGCAGCATCTAAATAAAATCTAAATGGATGGCCAGAGTTAGTTGAGTGAGACTGATCAAATCTATAGTAATATTTATAACTTGAATCTACTCCAGCAAAACGAAGAGCTGGTGCCTCTAATCCATCTAAGTAATAGGCATTGCCTGAGCCTTGTCCTTGATACGGGTGACTGCCAGATTTACTTGCAACTTTTACAGTAATTATTTTAGGTGCACTTGACGATCCGTACTCTTGTGGAAATGGCAAACCAACTTTAGAAGCAGGCATCGTACAGAATACATCTTTTGTTCCTGCACTAAAATCTACAGCAGCATCAGAATTTGAACTGTTAATTATATATGTTCTAGTAAGTGTAGAAGCACCACCATTTAACGTTCCAAAGCCAACCTCAAACTCATTAGCAGTTTGATGGCTTATTGCATAATACGTAGTATTACTACCACCTATTCCTGCAGAAAACGTTTCGAAACCACCTACTGCACCCGCAAGTGTAATTGCACCTGTGCCAGTGGTTGTCGTGGTCTCCTTGACCCGATCGTTAAGAATAAAAGCCATAAGCCTACCTTACGATATACGAATAATAGCGTTGTTAGCGTCAGCAGTTGGGAATGTTACAGTGAACGTTCCATTAGATGCTGTGAAATCGCCACCAAATGCTAATATACAAACTGCATCAGTTGTGCCTGAACCAGCACCAGTAGTGGTGTTGTAAATCATAGCACCGTTAGCTGTGAAGCTAGCTGATGTCCATTGTGCATCTTGAAAGTCAACAAATGCTGTTGTACCGCTCAAAGTTGTACCGTTGTTTGTAAGTGCCAAACCGCCTGCAGAATACGCTGATCCTGAAGTGTTTGAAATTTCGTTTGATGAACTATAGTCTGTAGTAGCCGCACCTAAACTTGCAGATGATGTGAACAATGCAATTTTAAATGTATCACCACTACCAGACGAAAAATTATGCTTACCTTCCAATAATTCTTTTTTGAAAGAGTTACATATCGCTGATGATATTGCCATTTTAGAATCTCCTTTATGGTTGTTGCGAATTTAGAGGAAAACGAAGAACACCATCATAGTACTCATCACGTCTTCTTCTACCTTGTTGTTCAAGTTGCAAGCCTTGTAATGCTTGTTGGTAGCCTTGTTCATAGTATTGAAGCATGTTGTCAGGCCCTTTTAAAAATCTAAATGCTTCACAAAGTGCAGCATAAAGAAGAACTTTCGGAGCGTTTGTACTCACCCAGCTTGTAGCATTTGATGAGGACAACCCTGTTTCTTGCTTGTTCAAAGCTAATTCGATATTATAAGCAGAATTTGGTGTAGGCGCAAGATATATTGTGTCTTGATCCCACATTGCATAGTATTTTGGTTTAGATTCAGAATCTCTGTTTGGCCAATATTGATTCATAAATGTGATATCTTTTTGCTCTAGGTATTCTCTGACTGGATTTCCTCCAGTTGTGTATATCTGTGCCGATCTAACAAATGCTAAATCCCCTGTATTTGCTCCTGGAAGTGAAACAAATGGATTGCCTTGAGTTAATGTTGCAAATTGATAAGACCTAAAAATATCTAAATCTACATCTCTAAATATTCTTTTTTCTGCATGCTCTATAAAATCGTTTACTACTGTAGTGGTTAAAACGTCAGATGTTGTTTCTGTGTAATCTCTAATTTGATCAACGAGCTCAGTGTATGTTGTCATGATATTACCACACTTACTGTCCCTACTTGAGTTTTTACACGTAATTCTTTATTATCTTCTACCGGCATCATTCCATTAGAATTAAATATATTACCTGCAAATAAATTAATCCCAAGTAGTACGTTAGCACTAATTATTTGAGGTTTTGCATTTTGCAACGATTGTGGATCTGTTGGATGATATCTTGGATCAAGTTGTGGGTGTTTTGGTTCAAATTCACTTATATGAACCGTAGATCCATTCCACTCTTTTACCATTTCATTGTATGGAAATGCTAGACCTGATCTATCTGAAATTCTTTTTGCAAATCTACCGGTCGCATATTTAGGCATTAATAACCTCCGCCACTAGGAAAATAACTTTGAGGTGTAAGATAGATACTTGTTCTTTCTCCATCTTCATCTGCTGCTCTTTTAAACTCATCTTCATACAAAAGTTTTAACGCTTGCATTCTCTCTGGCGCTTTTTTCATTGATATGTAATATGCCAAACCTGCATTTAAACATGGAAGAAATCGAAAAGGAATCTCAGCGTTGTTCGTATAATCGCCAGCATCAGACATCCGAACAAGAGCATAATATATTAGAGTGTATGCTTGGTCAGCTGCAGGATATAGATATAGTGTTGGGTTTATCGTACGTTCAAAATAGTATTGAGTTGGTCTTCCGCTGGTCGTTTTAACGGTATAATTCCAATAAGTTGCTCTGCTGATAGAGTTGGTAGAATAATCGTTATTACTTGAATCTCTTATAATTACGTCTGTTAAACCAATAATTTGTTGACTATCATCAGCTCCACTTCCAAATAAATTAGTGCCTGTTAGACTTGTTGTGTTAGCAGCTAATGTTTTTTCTTGTTTCTTTACTGTCCAAAGATTTATTCCTCTGTTAGACCATTCGGCTAACATTAAATTTAAAGAACGTCTAGCGGTCTTAATATCGTATCCACTACGAACTTGTAGACCGCAACGTTCAAATGCTTCTGATATTATCTCGTCTATAGATAAATCAAAATTTGCTGTTGAAGCATAGGTAGGCATCTATTTTTTCTTACCTTTTTTCTTCATTACTTTTTTCTTTTTACCCTTCATGACTTTGCCGCCACGTTTCATTGCTTTAGCACCCATAGCCATCGCTTTTCTTGGTGAAACGTTACCGCCCATAGCCATAGCCATAGGATCTTTTTTCATCATGCCACCGCCACGTTTTTTTACGACAGCAACACCGCCACGTTTCATCGCGCCGACTTGTTTCTTTTTACCCATCATATTGACCTCCGAATATTCGTTTATAGGTTTTCGCTCTTGATACTACAACGTCTTGATAGTACCCTCTGGGCCACAACTTATAGTAGCCAGATTTATGTAATTTATCAGAAGCTTCCTGTAATTGCGAGAACTTTTGTGCCAGCATCATAGAATATTCTAAATCACTTTCTACAGTAGGGGCGTCCCCATTTGGAGTGACAAGAAATTCTTGTTCTTCCTCGTTTGCTGGGTTGAAGGGATGAAAACCCATAAAATATATATCCTTTTTATTATACCAACTATTGTACGCATCTATAATATCCTGAAATTGTTCTAGTGAATAATTAAAGTAAGGATCACAAAATATCAATATTTCATGAACAGAAAAATCTAATTGTTTTAAATGAGTATTGAGTTCAGATTTATACCATTTCTGTTTTCTTTTTACTTCAACAACTACTTTATTATCTTGCCAGGTCTTTTTTGCAAAAGGACAAGCAGGATATCCACCTAAATGTTTATTCGGAATTTCTAAAAAATGCTCAGACCACTTACGTACGTCTTTTTTTATTTGCTCTTCTAATCGCATCTTTACCTTTTTTAAATATACTAGCAACTTGTGATTTGCCCATCACTTTTGCTCTTTGTTCACCGACTGTTAATATTTGAATTTTTCTAGCAAATGGTTTGTTAACCTTTTTAACTTTTGCAACTGTCTTTCTAGCATCAGTAGGAGTAGCAAACTTAATAGACACAGTATCACGTGGATTCTCATCCGTATAGAGTCGTCGTCCGCTGCCTTTCGGTTTTTTACCCGTGCCAACTTTTGGATCTCTTGGCATTAACGAACACCAACAAACTTCATTCCTCTAACAGCCATGCCTCCACCTGCTTTCTTTACGAATGTTTTTACGTTTGTTGGTTTACCTCCCACACCTTGTGCTTTACTTCTTTTTCTTTTTACTGCTGATCGTCTTTGACTCTCTGTCATTTTTGCAGCTTTTGCTGCTGGAACACATTTTGGATATTTTCTTTTTCTATCGGCTTTTAATTTTGACCTGCCACACTTAGCAAAGCCTCCACCTTTTTTCTTGGAGCCAATATCAACCCAATCTTGTTTAAACCATTTTGCTAAACCTTTATGACCAGACATTAGCTAAACTTTGTTATTTTTCTTCTGTTCCCTTTTACTGCGCCACAGGCTCTAGCCATACCACCTTTATTAAACTTTGACACTTTTTTACGTTGTTGTGAAATTTTGTTAAAATCGATAATACCACCATCAGCTTTTTTAGGTCCTCTGAAATCTTTTCTTTTTACACCGCTTGGATCTTTAATTTTACCCGCACAAATTTTAGAAGCATATGCATTTGCATATGCTGATGGATAAACTTTAAATTTTCTCTTAGCTGCAGCTTTACCTCTAGGACATAATTTAGTCATCCTTGACCCCTGTATTTGACATACTGTCTTCTTTTGTTTTTGTTCTTTGGCCTTGTGCGTGAAGAACGCCCTATACTAGTCCTTTTTTTGACAGGTGTAAAGTATTCGTTAGAGGGTGTTTTAGCCATGCTACATTTGTGATAAAGGATTTTCTAATGCTAGTTTTATTCGTTTCTCTATTTTTTCTTCTAGCTCAGTCATGGCTTGCTCCAACTTATCCGTTAATAATTCCATGTCTTCCTGAATGTCCTTCGTGGTATCTCTTAACTCCTGGTTGGTTTCTCTCGAATCTTCTTTAACCAATTGTTCAACATCATTTACTATTTTTTCTACTCGTCTTACATCTTGTCGAAGGTCATTCTTCAACTCGTTAGCTACATCACTTACCAGTCTAATTTCTGACATAATCATTTCCATCTCTTGCATAATCATGTTGACTTCTGTTTGTATAAGATCTGTTTTGCTACTTAACTCTTCTTTTGTTAAATCTATTCTTTTATCAAAACCAGATAGGTCTGGTGCAACGTATTCTTGTATTTGTTCTTTCATCGTGAGGTAGTCCTTGTAAAATTCAAAGCCACCCCACAGTCCACCACCCAGTGTTGTTAAAGCTGTGATGATAACAAAGATCTTCCCGCCTTTGAACTTCAAACCCGCAAATTCTACTTCTGCCATTGTAACTCTATCATATCATTCATCATGCCATCACTGCCACCAAATAAATACCACTGCGCTATATTGTTATTCTGTATCTGTGCATC